TCCTTTTTTTATAATTTCATGTCTTTTATGGCATCCCAATTTGCATTGATTTCTGCCACAGACATGCCCCTTAGACTATCTGAAGATATCGTAGTATTCTTGTCAGTAGCCTTGGGTGTTTTCCCTTTTAATCTCTCATTGACTGCATTTTCAACAGCAACATCAAACTTTTCTTTAAATAGCTTGATATTTTCATTTGTGGACTCTGCATTTTCTCCCATTAAAAAAGAGCTAAACTCAACATCAAGCCCTTGTTTACCAAGTTCTTTTACTGTTTCTAGCTCTAGCCTATCTCTATTGAATTGGGCCCTGTCCTGTTCAAATTTAGTCTTTTCTTTTTCAAACTCTGCCTTGGCTCTTTCATCCGCTGACATCTTGGCCAATTTCTCTGCTTCTGACTTTTCGTCTTCAAGCTTTTTCTCGTATTCTCTTTGCCACCTTTCTTCAGCAGTCTTCATAGCCTGGGTAACTCTTTTATCAGATTCAGATTGGATTAACTTCTGTAATTCCTCTTCTGTGTACGTCTTACCCTCTGGCTTGTTCTCCTCTGGCTTGTTCTCCTCTGGCGGGTTATTTTCTCCACCATTACCAGCTCCTGTATCCTCTGCCAGTAGCTGTAAATTCATCTTAAGTCCCTTATAGTTATTCTTCATCCCTCTAAGTTACCATCCTTTCTTTTAAATAAAAATAAGACCTTTTAGTGACTTGTCTGGGTCGATTTTATGCACTAAAAAAGCACCCTAACATCTGTTAAAGTGCTTACTCTTGACTATACTTCCAGTCTAATATCTTGTCATATAATGACTGTACATATTTACCTTTTTCGGTATACCAATTTTGACCGTCAGAATCATAATACATACAATCTTTACTTGTAAGGTATGCTCCTATTTCAAGTTGCACTGTTAGCAAGTTGTTTTTGTCTATAGCAGACTTGATATCATTTGAGCATTTCCGTAAATATTTTATTTCTTTTTTCTCTAAACCAAACATACCCTTTCTCCTACAACCTATTGCACTGAACCAAATTACCTGTGTGTGGATTTATTGCTATTTGACATTCTTCTGTATAAAACACACAACTTTCATTGGTTTTCTTAGACAATTTACCCTCATTAACACATTTCAATAGGGCTTCACTAGGCACGTGTTTATGATTCAACTTCTTCATAATTTCTTTTGAATTGTTCGGATTTGCCCAATCATGAGTACCTATTGCCCTACCTGTAAAATGATATGATACACTTTTAATCTTAACTCCATCAGTAGTTTTCATACCAATAAGCTTATCTTCAAGTTCATTGTGATGCTTTTTGAAATTACTATACTTCACAAGTGGAGATATTTCACCTTTTTGAACAATGCCTGTATATCCCTTTACGATATCCCATTCCTTAGTATCATTATACTTTATTTTTTGAAAATCATCAAACAATTTAACTCCGTCATATCCTAAATTCTTGTATTTTTCAAACTGTTTCTTGTCACTATGCCTATTTTTCCATTTCTTTTCCTCTATCAGATACTTAGGGTCAGACTCTACATACTTCTTGTGCCACTCCTTATAGTTTAATGACTTATCTACCTTAACTTCGTTATTAAACATGTCTCTGGCTGTCCTAGTCCCTTCCATAGCTCCAGTGTATGGTGCAGTGGTACTTCTACATCTAGGGTGCATTGGTGGATAATTTACCCCTGCTTGCGCATCCTTAATGTCAAATACTTCATGGTCTAAATCTCTGCATATATCAGATGTTCTAAAGTCAAGGGTAGCAACATAGATATACTTATCAACACCCATTTCATTGTAGGCTTTCAGTGTACCAAGGCTACTAAAATAGGCTTGTTCAGTATGCACTAGTGTAGCGGCTGCCCTTTTTGATACATCCATCTTTTTTGCTACACTTTCTATAGCCTGCGTGCAATCAGCCCCTGATATAGCCATCTTTACTATCTCTTCTTCCAAGGCATCTTTTAGCTTGGCCCTGTTCTTCCATATTCTTTCGCTGAAGTTCTTACCAGACCAAGGCCTTTCAAATTCTTTTACTATTTCCCCTATAGTCAGCCTATGAAAATCTTTTATCACTGTTTCACCAGTAGCAACTCCTATATCAAATATTACTCTGTGGTAGTTAGTCTGTAGTGACTCTTTCATAAGTGATTCTACCGCTTCATGTTGGTAGATATATGCCTTGTCTATTTGCTTTTGGATGTTAAAGAATGTTTCTTCAAGGTGGCTTATCCTTGATCTAGTGGATAAAGTGTTAAGCTCCAGTTGTATCTCTGGGCTGTCTATTAGGTCCATATACTCTTCTAATCCCATTCTAAAGCTTTTATACTCATCACCTGTTAGAAGCTTAGTAGCAAGGTCATAATCAAGCTCATTATCCTCTGCGTACCTGTAGTATAGTACGGATATTTCTTTTTCAATTTCTTTCAAGCAATTATAGAATGCATCATTAATTGTCTTAACTACTTCATCTGCTGACCTAATATCTGCCCGTGACCTTTCAAGGGCCCTTTGAATCCAGTAGTTACTCTTCTTTGGCATCAGTATCACCACCTGCATTATCTATATTGGTGAAATCATAACTGCTTGTTATCTCCTCATCCTCTGCCTTTTTCTTTTCTAACTCTTCTTTTGCATTTTCCACAAATGGAAGCTGATTAAGCAAGGTTTCGCTACTTAGGTAAGGGGATAAATTCTTGATAGTCTGGGATAACTCATAGATGTTCTGTGGCAGTGTGTTGGCAAACTTGATATTGATGTTCGTGAAGAGGTCTATATCCTTTTCTAAGCTTAGAGAATTACAAATAAGTTCTATCCTTCGCTGTAGTCCTTTCTTGAATTTCCTTTCCTTGTTGCTTCTTATCTGCTCCATAGCTAATATCTTATACCTAATTGATACGCCACTTAGATTATTACCAAAACTTTCATCTTGCATATCAGGTGTGTATGAAAACTTATGGATATCTCTTCTAACTCTATCCTTGTAGTTCTCTACCCACGCATCATTTATTTCCTTGATTAGCCACTTAGCGTCACCATCTTCATCAAGCAACATTACCCTGTCTCTCTTAAGATCTTCTATTCGGCCTGAGTCTGTTCCAGCCATATTTACAAGTATCAAGTATGCATCAGTGAATTGGTCCATATCGTTTAGGGTGTTTGACTGCGCTTTATTATAAGCATCTATCAGAGTAATTACCTGCTCAAAGTCCCCCTGCTCTTCTTTGTTGTTCACGTATTCAACTACTGGTACATCCTTAAATGTATGTGGTGTTATTTGCTCTAAGCTTAAATCAGAATCCTTGCCCTTGTATAGCGTACATACTTCTTTGTCATATACTTCTGCATATGTTATCTTATCATTGCCCTCACCCACATCATAGTACCTGATGGCAAATTTAATACTTGGCGATATTGTCATATCGTAAATAACAAACATTTGATCTGGTCCAAATTCGTTAAATCTTATTCGTGCATCTTCATCACGATATAAAAGTTCGTAAGCCTTACCTTTTATGCTGCATATCTTGGCTAACTCTAGATTTTCTTCCTGCTCATCTGAATAATCGAATATAGCCTGTAGGTCATCTAGTAATCCACCTTCTTCCTTACTTGTATAACTTATGGGCTGTCCAACAAAGTAACCTACAAGCATATCAGTGATATACTTCGGATATGGATTTACTATTTTGTTATTAGGCTGTCCATCCCTAGATATATGATCCAATATATCGTGCTTACCTTCATAATATTTCTGAAGCTTAATATATCTAATGGACTCCGCATTATGCTTCTTGATGAACTTTTGTATATCTTCAATACTCAATTCTTCTTTATCGGTCCTATACATATCATTCCCCCTATAATCCCAACTTAGCCTTGTTCATAGTCTTAAGCCCCTTCGATTTTCTCCAAGGCTCAATGCCATATCTTAAGGCTGCAATTGCATCATCAAAAAATGGAACTGGATCATCTAGATAAATGCTTAACTTATCGTCATACTTCCACTTCCACTGTCCTAACTCTTTTATTAAATTCACGCATGACGGATGCACATATACCCTTCTTTGTTTTATCCAATCTATCTGCGTGTTGATATATTTTTTATCTGTTGTCTTTTCTTTCTTGACCCCTTTAACTTTATATCCTGCCTTCTGCCAAGTCTTTTTTCTGTCAGGCTCTGCTGAGTCACAATACATTAATATTTTTTTATTGAATTTACCTTCAGCATCTTCAATAATTTCTGATGTGTCTTTTTCATAACAGTAGTGTTCATTCAGGATATATAAATCCCCATCTTTGTAGGCAATCGTAAGGATAGCATTAGCGTGGTTAAATCCAAAGTCCTGACCTATGCTTAAATACTCATAATCTGATGTATCTTGGCTGATATTCTTTACTTCCCAGTTATTAAATATAAGTCCACCAACTTCTCCCCACTCACCAAGTCCATATATCCTATATCCATCTGGATCTCGTTCCTTTCTCATCATCATTCTTTTATGATATGCATCATCTATGAATCGATTTTGCAGGTAGGTAGATTGATGGGTAAACACATCCTCATGTATAATGTCAAAATACTTAGCCTTTATCCAGTGCCTAGAGCTCACAGGATTGAATGTAAAGGTCATCTGATAGAATAGATTAGGATTGTCTAACCGTCCCCTTAAACGGTCATCTAAGATGTCTATATCGGCTTCTGATAACTCTGTAGCTTCTTCCACCCATATCCACACCAGCTTACCAGTTTTGAAGGTGATAGATTTCACTTTTTCCCTTTGCTTATCATCATTCACACCCCTAAATATTATTGAATTTCCGGTAAGTAAGCATTCAAGCTTTAGTGGTGACTGGGTCACCTTCCATACTCTTTCTGCATGGTCCCCAAACATTTTGTATATAGCACTTTGAAGCTCTGCAAAGGTTGAGTCCCTGTTTGACTCGTCAACTTTTCTTACTACTAGCAAGTTAGCACCTTTATATCTTATATCTGACAACTTCTTAATATAGTCTTGTGCTATGTTAGTAGACTTACCGCTACCCGCTGAACCTTTAAGGACCTTATATCTTTTGTGGCATTCGTTGACTGGCTTAAATACCTTGTTCCACTGCAGCTTTACAGTTCTAGATATCTTCTTCCCCATAGTCATCCTCAAATATCAACTCAACATTACCGGACATATCTACCTTATCGGTCCACATTGAATATCTCTTGCCCAATAGTTCTGCGGCCTTTATCCTATCCTTAGCGCCAACATCTATATTAGTTTTCTCTTGACCCCATTCTGCACCTCTTGATATAAGTGTTTGTTCGGTATGTTCTCCACGCATCACTGAAGTAAGGTACTCCAGCACCTCTTTTTGGTCGGCTATCTTCTCTGAGTCAAGTTTTGCCAGCCTTTCGTCTATATATGTTTTAATTCCAACATTTTCCAACAATCTATGGCTTTGTGCTTTCGCATATTTTTCACTGTATCCAGCTAAAATAGCTGCTTCACATTTATTACCACTGATGATATACTCATCAGCAAATTTCTTTTGTTTTAACGTCAACCCATGGTATATCACCACCCTTCAATTTATTGTATGAAAAAAGGACCAAGTTTATTGGCCCTTAGTTTTATATTTATACTTTTACACCCTTATTTCCATGTGTATACTGTTACTTACTTTAGAGTTTATATTTCTTTTCTGCACACTTCCACAATAGTAAGATAGTGTTGAAATAATCATAATGGTTATAAACACTATATTTGGAATCATCCAAAGAGGTTTTTTGAATATAGTTTTAAATGTTAAATTCAAACTCTTATTATTTATTTCTCTAACAAATTCAAACATTACACATATAGTATTAAATAATATAAACCCTAGTAGTGAGGTGACGAACACTAACCTATATATAGATGCCTTGTCGATATTAGATAAGACTGAAGTAGAGAAAGCAATCCCGCCCGTAAAAGCTAACACTATTGACGCAAAAATACCTAATATAGTTATGTACTGTTTTTCTGAATCTTTCACTATATCCATTAATATTTTTTTATTTTTTTCTGCAACTTTTTCTGAAATTTCCACAGCTCTCTCTTTTATCCCCGTAATCTGGTAAGAAACTAACAACGAGTGGTCAAAAAGTTTAATGATTATTTTCTTGCAGTCACCACACATATCGACGTCATTCATTGCATGCTCATATAATTTTCTTATGTTATAATTATAGTCTGACTCATCTTTTTCATTTTTAAACATAGAAAATAAATGGTTGCTTAATTCAGAATACATTAATCTCATATTATCTTCACTATACGCAAGATAGTTTTTAATTATTTCAATGGTTATCTTTGGATTATAATCATCACCAGATAAGCTTTTATATATTTTTTTCATATAGTCTGTATTTATATCGCTCTTACTTTTGTTTTTAGGTCCTTCCGTTTTTAATAATTTATCTTCACTCATTACTGACAAAAATACTCCTTAATAGATTTTATTTGTATTATTCTATTACAATTTCTTTCATATGTATTTTTCCAAGGGGACTGATTGTGTGTAATATCAACTAAATCCATAGCTGAATACTCTGACAATCTAACCACAACATCAGATATTAATTCCTTGTCTGAAAACTCTATGTAATCGTCTTTAATTTTTTCATGTACATAAGAACTTGGGATATTACCTGCTCCAAATTTTTTATACTCTCTATATACGGATGGGATTACAGGTCCCAGATTCCAGGCTTCTATGTCATCCTTAAAACAAATATCATTTTTTTGCATCAAAAAATGACACTGAACAAAATACAATAATTTCTGTAGTTTTAAATTGGATATATTAAAGTTTTCCCTATCACTAAAATCTATGATATATCTGCTAATTGTTAATGCATCATATGTCATAATTACCGCCCCCAACTAAATCATATTATTTACTGAAAAACATTTCTTTTAAGTTTCATTGTTTCCGTATATTATACCATAATGTGACATATTACTCAATATGTCACATTTTACTATATACGAAAAAAGACACCCAATCGGATGTCCTTTTCAAAATATATAAGTTAAGGAGGTTCTCGTAACTTCCTAATTTAATGGTGGAAGTAAAAGGCTCTTGCCCTAGATATTATGTGAAACTACTTACTGGCTCTCCTTTATACTTCCACATTAACATAATATCACATGTTACGGGGACATTTGGGGACATCTTTACATAAATTGCTTGAATTCTTCTAACGCCCATCCGTGCTTTCTCTTAACCTGCCTATAGCTGTAGTTTAATTCGCACGCTACCTCAACTAAATTCTTGCCCTTAAGATACTTCATGTCTAAAATTCTGATATGGTCTGAATTAGTCATCTGGTCTAGCTTAGCTATTATATCTCGTTTTAGGTCAATCAGTTCATCAATTAGGTTGTCCATATCCTTTTCAAACTCACATATCCTATTAATTATGTTGGGTAGGCTATCTTCACGTGGTGAGGTTTGGACTCTCTCAAACATTACCGCAGTACACGACTGGGCCCTTGCTCTCTCCTCTAATATCTGGTCCTTTTTTAAATTTATCTTGGTCTCTAATATCTGAATCTGTTCTAAATATTTCTTAGGTGTCATGATCACTCCCCCTTAACCCTCTTAATTCTTGCCTTTAGACTGTTTAGTACATAATTCTGCACATCTTCTTTACGTCTTAAGGCTTCCATAACATCTTCATCTCTCGTATCCTGTGTTACTAAGTGATGTATTATTACTTTTTCTGTCTGCCCCTGCCTGTGAAGTCTCTTATTAGCCTGTGTATATAACTCATAATTCCAGTTAAGGCCAAACCACACTACATGATTTCCACCCTGCTGTAGGTTAAGTCCATAAGCTGAACTAGCTGGGTGGGTAAGTAATATATCTATCTTGCCGTTATTCCAGTCTAGCTGGTCCTGTGGGCCCTCTAGCTTCTTAACCCTTAGCTTAGTCTTGGCTAGTGCTTCCTGAAGCCTTACAAGGTCATGTTGGTAGTTATAAAACACCAATGCACTCTTGCCATTTAGCTGTTCTATAAGCTCCGTGAAGGCGTCTATCTTACAGTCATGGATCTCGTGATAGTTGTGGTCCTCATCATAAATTGCTCCATTGGCTAGCTGCAATAATTTATTAGATAAAGCTGCTGCACTCGTGGCGTCTATATCTTCTGCATCAGGAACGGCCAATATCATATCACGCTCCATAGTTTTGTATTGCTTTTCTGCTTTAGGTGTTAATCTAACTGGGATAATATTATCAGTTACTGGTGGCAAGTCCAGGTAATCCTCTGCCTTCATTGAGATACAAATATCTGATATCTTATCTGTGATTAGCTTTTCTGTATTTTCCACAGGTTCATATGAATAACCCATGTAATCAGACTTAAAGTAATTGGCTCTAAACCCAAAAAAGCTTTTACCCAATCTTTGGCCACTATCCAGTAAATAGACCTGGCTCCACAAGTCTAATAGTCCGTTAGGGCTTGGTGTTCCAGTCAACCCTATAAGTCTTTTGATGTGTGGCTTAACTGATTTTAAGGCTTTAAACCTCTTAGCCTGGTATGATTTAAAGCTGGAAAATTCATCACACACCACCATATCAAACGGCCAATTATTCTGATATAAATCCACTAGCCATACTACATTCTCACGGTTTATGATATACACATCTGCTGTGGTATTAAGGGCCTTTATTCTCTGCTTCTCTGTCCCCAGCACTGTGGATACTTTTAGGTGGTTTAGCTCTGGCCATTTTTCAATCTCATTTTGCCAGGTAGCTTCTGCCACCTTCTTAGGTGCTATCACTAATACCTTATTTACTAAAAACCTGTCATATTTTAGCTTGTCTATACTTGTAAGTGTTATAAGAGTCTTGCCTAATCCCATATCAAGGAACAAGCCTATATTGTCATTTTCTAAAATCTTATCCACACAGTGTGCTTGGTATGGATGTAGTTTCAAACTCACTTGATCACCTCAATTCATCCGGTATTAAATCATACCTAGACCTCTTAATAAGGTCAACTAGTTTTTCAACTCCAGGTATGCCATAGACAACTACGGCCCTTTGGTGTCGTCCCCTAATTTTACTTATCTGACTTCTCTGTGCCATAGTCAACTTACCCTTATCTGCTTTTATCTCGGCAAATATAATCACTCCTGACTCTAACACTAATATCCTATCTGGTACCCCCACATTTCCTGGAGATACGAATTTATAACATAACCCCCCTAGGTTTTTAATTTCTTTGACTAATCGTCTTTCAACATCTCTTTCTAACATCTCTGAATCTCCCTAAAATTAGATGTAAACCATGTAAACCAAAATATCGCGTACGCGTATAGAGTTATTAAATATAGCGCGTATAGATATTATAGATTCATATTTTTTCTATAATTATATATTTTTTGTATTATATATGTATTTATGGTTTACATAGTTTACAAATTAATAAATCTATTGAAATTACTACTTTGCGTTGTAAACCAACTTGTAAAACATCTATATTTTTTATAGTTTAGATGGTTTACACTTAGATTTTTTGTAAACCAAAGATGGTTTACAAAATTAAAAGATGGTTTACAAAAAATGCCCTTTAATTTATACGTTTTAACTCTATAATTTTGCTTTTTTCAAAGCCTTTTTGTGTACCGAAATTTCCGTATCTAGCAGTAGAATTTATCTTTCGCCACCCCGATAATCCGGTCAATATTGATGATATTCTATTGGACTCTCTTTTAGTGCAATATTTCATATCAGTGCCAAAACACACCTGCCAAATCTCTTTAACGCACACTCTATCTCTATCCACTAATGGACTTTCTGTCTTTAGATTTCCTTGCACGTATGCCCTCTGCTGGCCGATATTAAGACTGTACCAATCCCTAGGTATCTTCATTGCAAGAAATTCTTCTATCTCTGTCTGCCAAGGGTCAATCTCCCTAAAGTCTTCCTGGAATTTCTTCGATATAGCTTCACTCTCGCCCTCTAGATATAGAGGCTCACCTAATATATAGTAAATATAAGCTTCTGCCCATATCTGGTCTATTTCCCCGTCTAGGTCCTTAAATATGTTCTTAGTAGTAGGCTCTACGCCAACCTTAATCGGCCAAAAACGTCTATTACCTGTAGCATCCTTTAGAAACTCACTGGCATTTGTTGACCCAAAAAATACACACCTTCTAGGCCTTTTAAATGTATGTCTTCCATAAGCAGCCCTGTAGATATCATGCGTTTTAGATAAAAACTGCTTGATGGCTTCTGTCTCTGACTTATTCATGGCTGATAGCTCGCCCACTTCATTAATCAAAGTCCCCTGAATAAGTTCTGCTGCCTCTTTACCCTCAAAGTTATACAGGCTATCACTAAACCAGTTCATGCCTAACTTACTCAAAAAGGTAGACTTACCGATCCCCTGTTTACCAGTAAAAATTACCATATAGTCATATTTAACCCCGCTATCGCTAAACGCCCTAGCAACGGCAGCAGCCAATGACTTCTTCATGATATCCGCTGCATATATGGACTGTTCGGCCCCTAAATAGTCATGCAGCAGTGTAGGTATCCTTGGTACGCCATCCCACTTAAATGACTCTATAAGGTCTTTTACTTCATTTCTTTTATTGTTATCACTTACTACCTTAACAGCCGTTTCTATCTTATCCTTGCCTGTTATCTGGTACTCCTTTTCTAACCTTAAAGCCAGCTGGGCGTCATCTGAGTCATTCCACTCCCTAGATCCATCGCTACTATCCCATGGCAGTGGACGAGTAACCATTAGCCTACCGGCAAAGTCATCTAGCCATATCCTACCCCTGTAATTCCTGTCATTAGATAATATTAGTACTATATTGGCTATTGACTTTTCATTCTTTCCGGTATTTGGATTTTTTTCTAGCTTCTCTACCCAATTACTGTCTTCTATTTCTTTAGCTTGATCTACACTATCCGCTACATCTTGAATTACGGCAATTTGACCTAGGTCACTGAAATAATCCTGGGCCTCTTCCTGGCGCTCTTCATCAAGCTTAGACATAACTGCCTTATCTACCCTAACAAGCTCTTTCATAGCCACATAAGACGGCATTTTGGATACTGGTGTACCTTCAGTCGCTTCTTCGTCAAGATGTGAGAACTTATGCAGCCTTATAAGGTCCCAGGCATTAACTAGCTGACCACTACATGGGTCTGTAGCGTGGTGAGAATACAAGAACATTCCGTCTTGATATATAACAGCACCACCTGAGGTTGACCCACCTGCATAGGTATATCTGTCATCTTTTCCCGTATCTTCATATGCGCCTGGGATAAACTTATCCATGGCTGAAAATATATCATAGGTCCTACAAAACGCCCCCACAAGACCTTTTTTAGTAGTAGGATCCTGTTGTTTATCTACTAAGTGCCTTTGCTTAATATCAACCCCAGGAACCTGTGGCCAGCAAGTGACATCCTTCCAGTCTGCATACTGACTAAGAATACCATCAGCACTGAGAAAGGGCTTATCTTCATACTTATACACGTACTCGCTATCAGATGAACAACTCGGCCAATACATTAGTCTAGATGCCTGGAATGTTGTCGGGTCTGCCATCTCTATTCCTATCATGGCAGCAACTTTTCTT